GAAGCAAAGTTAATTACAGAGCCATTACTTTCCTTAAGATAAGGATAGCAGGCTTTCATATAATAAAATGCGGCATAAAGACCTGAATACATAGCAAGATTGAACTGCTCTGTAGTATGTTCAGCAAGTGGAACGCCGGAAGCAGAAGCCTGTGCGTTATTGATAAGCACATCAATATGTCCAAATGTATCAATTGTCTGCTTAACGACATTAGCTACAACAGCTTCATTATCAGCAGAGGCATTAACATCTGCCTGAATTGTAAGAACCTTGATATTATAAAGCTTTTCTAATTCTTCTTTAGCGGCGGCAAGCTTGCTTTCATTACGTCCTGTAATGACAATATTAGCACCCTCCTTAGCATAAGCTGTAGCAATTCCATATCCGATAGAACCACATCTTCCATCACTTAATACGGCACGGCCAGCCCCAGTTATAATGGCTGTTTTACCTGTTAAAAATCCCATAAATCTAATCTCCCTGTCTGTGATATTTACGATAATCAGGAATAAGTTAAAGCACACAATATACTTTCGATAAATTCCAGTCGTGGATTTATAATAACATAGTCAGACTAAACAAACAATACAATTATGCGAAAATTATTATCAAAAAGAGGGAAAATACTAAAAACTATTTAAAATAACAATAATGTTAAAAAAATATCAGAACTATATCACAAAATACTGTTAATTGATATTTTATTAACAAAAAGTAATTCAGTATAAGATTAAAGAGCTGGATACGGCAATTAGCGGGGCTGATAAAGCAGTTTCTTCACATTAAAATAGTGTATACATAAAAATAATGTTGAATTTAATAAAGATTTGCAATAATATATTGATTATTAGATGAAAAAGAATATGCGTTAAGATGAAACATATAAGGATATATGATTATTAAGATGTGCAGGAATGGAGAACTGCATAGAGAGTGGATACATAAGTGATTACTACAATCACGAATTCATAGAAGAAGTCAATAAGTTACGTCCGCAGATAATTAAAGGCGGTTATTGTATGGTGGTTGTAGATGTC